AACCGCCCTTGGGCGGTTACGACATTACTGCATATTGCTTTTATTTTATTAGATTTTCTTCGGCAGAAATATGGTGCCCGGGGCGGGACTTGAACCCGCACAGCCTTACAGCCGAGGGATTTTAAAGACTTTATAATGACTATTCAAATCATGCACTTACGGTAAATCAAAGAGTTACAGACGGTAAAAATGGGTTTACTTGGGTTTAACCGTCTGCTGGTAGTCACAAAAAATTGACCTGCCCACGCCTAAAAAGAGATTGTTAAGTTGGCGTTTTTCACGATCAATCGCTTATGGTTGATGATGAGTAATGATGTGTCTCCCACGCCTGTAAATAGTACATCGCCATAGAAGAATGATTGCCCACTGTTACCTGTCAGGTGCCTTGCCATTTCTAAATCGTTATCTTTTAACAAAAACGTGGCGTCATTTTTCTTAACTCCGATAACTCTCATAGCAGAATCATTCATAATTTCGCCCATACCGGAAAAAAGTAAAAAGATAAAAACCATAAATCCGACAAATGCGACTGTCATTTTTCTCTTTTTCTCTCTGGTCAACAATTTTTCAAAATTCACATTTGCAATTAACAGAATCCCTACCGCAACCAATAAAAAAGAGGAAATAACCGGAAGTAACTGAAGTTTTCCATCTAAGACTAACTTAGCTACAAAAATCCCAATTAAAATGGATACTATGATCAATGCGAACATAGGTTCAAATAAACTCATTTTTCTTGCAGTTCTATAAGAACCTTTAGCGTTTCTATAGAATTTACTTTTTGTTCTCTTGGTGATTCTGCAAATAAACAATGAAACCTTAAGAAAAACCCAAACTAGAACACACGAAACTGAGTACCAACCGGTAAAAGCGAAACCCATGAGAAGTGAAAATGAAAATATTACAAGCAGGAAAAATATTGCATCAGACAGGGACATTCCCGTTGGAAAAAAATTTATTCTCAGACAGTAGAAAAGGAATACAACTACGCCTGCGGCAGTTACGCATAGATAAAAGTTCTTAGCCGTATTCATGTTGAAATATTGCCTAAAAGAAATCAATTTACGTTCTCCTTTCCTAATCGATCGAATGGGTTAAGATTGATTGCTGCTTCTAAATGTTCTGGTGAAAAGTGGCTATAACGCATCGTCATTTGAATGGTTGAATGTCCTAGTATTTGTTGCAACACCAATATATTTCCACCATTCATCATAAAGTGACTTGCAAACGTATGTCTCAAAACATGGGTGCGTTGGCCGTCTGGCAATTCAATGTTCGCCCTTTCAATCGCAAACCCGAAAGCATCATAAGCATTGTCAAATAATCGACCACGACTTTTCGGAATTAATGCATGAAGTTCTTTCGATATTGGAATAGTGCGATTCTTTTTACTTTTCGTATTGGTATATGTGATTCGAAATGGCATAACTTGAGATTGTCTCAACTGCTCGGCTTCACTCCAACGGGCGCCGGTTGCGAGGCAAATACGTACAATAACGCCAAGATCTTTATTTGATGATGCGTCACACTCATGGAGTAATCTTCTAATATCCTCCTCGTATAAGAATGACAGTTCGTTCTCACTCTCCCGAAAGAGCCGCACACCATCGAGTGGATTATCGCCTTTCCAACGCCCTAGCCTTTTTAGTTCATTGAACACTGCACGTAAGTAAGCGTGTTCACGATTTACTGTGGCTTCTTTCGGTAGTTTCTTGATGCCATGCTTTGGATTAGCGGTGAAGTCTCCCGCCAATCGCTGCTTACGATAGCCCGCAAACATTTCTTGGTTGAGTGTGAAAGCATCTGGATCACCCAAGTTATGACAGAGTGATTTCAATTTTTGCAGCCTTGCATCGCCATCGGTCAAAGACCTTCCGTGTAATTCATACCAATCATTAACTAACTCACTAAGGCGAAAAGCGCGGACTTCCGCCTCAATCGTGTTTATGCTGGATTCGCTGTTTTTAGCGAGCTGCTCTCGCTCGTAACGTAAAGCCTCGCCGCGAGTTGCAAAGCTTTTGCGAATTCGCTTACTTCCTCTGCCAGCCGAGTAAAAATCACAAACCCACTTTCCGTTTTCGGCTTTTCTAACAGACATACAGCTTCCTCAAAAAACAAATGAGGACTTTTTACTGTATATAAAAACAGTGGTCAATGTTTGATTTCTGGCTTTTAAACATGACCACAAGGAGCATCAAGCAGAATGCTAGCGCCAATCTCTTGAACTCAAAGGTCCAATAATTAGGTAGTCTATTTTTTCTATCAACAGCATCCCAATTACATTTTATGTTTGATACTTCCTATAACCTTCGCGATTAATTTAACTTCATCAACAGGCCAATCCACACCTTCGATACGCCAGTGGTTGCCCGGCGTTCTCTGCAACGTTTCGCACCGCACAACATCAGCACGTTGAGTGATCCATATTCCATCGGTTGGTTTGGCAAAATCTTTATCGACCAAATAGAACGTGCTGACTTCCGCCACCTGAATCACTTCAACTTTTTTATGACCTGAAGGCAGCAAAGAAGCTTGAATTGAAACCGGCTCTCGCAGCTGCAGATGCCCAGAATCGATAGAACTAAATGGCAGGTTTTCAACTTTAGAGGACTGTTGTTCACTTTCGCGAACAACAGCGATTGCTGGCTCACCTTTTCCCGTGGCAAGCCATTCAAGTGAAACTCCAGTATCTAAGGCGCATTGCACTACGGCTTCACCGGCAAAGTATTCACGGCGAATCCATGTACTGACCGTGCCATGACCGACACCAATCTTTTCGACTAATTCTCTCTGCGTGGAAAAACCGTAGGCTTTCAATAACCTATCAACTAAAGCTTGCCCGCCTGAAAATTTCATTCAACTTTTCCACCATGTGAACGTTGACTGATTCAAATATGAAATGTAACGTAGTCAATATTGAATCAACGAACGCAATTACCCGCATTTACCTTAACGAACAAGGATGCACGATGAATTCTCCACTTTCAATTACCTTGAGCAGCCCTTATTTGTCGCTGCCGGAATTCGCAAAAGTGACCGGAATACCTTACGAAACCTGCCGCCTGATGGTGAAAGATGGTCGCCTACCAATCAGGTCAAAAGCTCGCAAGATGGAAAAAGTGCTCATCAACATGATCGCTTTAACGAAAGAAGCTGACTTTCAGTCACGTTAACATTCAACTTTGCCAATGATTGTGTTCGGCAGTGAGGAATTTGACTATGTTTGATTTCAAAGTTTCTACCCATAACTATTACGACGATGCCTGCCGCAAGTTCGCGTTAACCCATAACATGGAAGACGTTGCGCAGCAGGCAGGCATGCGAGCACAAACGCTGCGTAACAAGCTGAATCCCGATCAGCCTCATCAGCTCACAGTACAAGAAGTGTTAGTGCTTACCGATGTAACCGAAGACGCTACGCTCATTGATGGCTTACTTGCGCAAATTCAGTGCTTGCCATGCGTCCCGGTCAACGAAGTTGCCAACGACAAACTGCCGCTGTATGTGATGAAAGCCACCGCTGAGATTGGTCAGTTAGCGGCTGGCGCGATCTCCACCGAGCAATTGAGCGCTAGCTGCAAACGTAGCCTGCTGCAAAACGTTAACAGCGGTATTCGTTGTTTAACCCTCGCCGCACTGGCCGTTCAAGCGCGCATACAGGCTAATCCGGCTTTGTCTTCAACAGTCGATGCGATTAGCGGTCTTGGCGCATCATTTGGCGTGGTCTGAGGTGCAGTCATGATTTCATTTGCTGCACAGCTCAAAAGACGCAGCCCATCAATGTCTTACGGACATGGCTGGATTTTAGGTGACAACGGTAAGCGCTGGCATCCGGATATAGAGGTTTCAAGCGCACCACGAACTCAAGCTACACCCAAGAGAGGCAAATCATGGCTATCGAAGGCGATTCAATGCTTGTCGAACTGAGCGCCGGTCAACGTGTCGCGGCACTCAATCACGTTGCGTTGTTGCGCTCGCAGTTTAAGGGCGGCGACAGTGAACAGGATTTATCGCGATTCTTCGACTCAATGCGTGATGTTAGAGACAGCAACTATCAGGACAATAAGCGAGCACTGAGCGCCATCTTTTTTTTGGCAAATATTGGCAAAGACCGACACAGCGCCGATTTTAGCGAATTAAGCACCGATGAAAAAACCGCCGTCATACGTGCAATGAACCAATTAAAAGCTGTCGTGAGTTTATTCCCCAAGCGAATGACGCTTTCTAACTAAATAACCCAATGCAATTAACTGGCGTAAACCCGCCGGGATTCACTTTGCCCAAAAACAGGAAATTACATGCTGAATAATTCATCCCAACCTAAACATACGGCTTCATACATCGATCTCGACATGATGCTCAATGACGCGCGTAAAGAAGAGCGTCGTGATCGTGCTGACCTGATGGTTAATCGACTGAACATGCTGGCCGCAAAGATTCGCCACGACGAATTATCGCCGGTTGAAGCCGCCGAATTACTTCATCAGGAAATCGAAAAGATCCAAACTCAAATTGCGGAGGCGCATTAATGGCCGACTCAATGGATATTGTGCAGCAGCGCACCGAGGAAATGCTCGAACGTAACATCGCGCTCATCGTAAACCGCGCCCCTGCGATTAGCGCTTCTTTCTGCGAAGACTGTGACGCTCCAATTCCTGAATTGCGTCGGCGAGCCTATATTGGCGTTACTCGCTGCGTTTCTTGTCAGGAGATTATAGAGCAGCGCGGAAAACATCTGCAGGCTAAAGCCTGATGACAGAGAATTATGCTTACCCGTGGAATGCTCCACGGGAAGCCATTGCCAGCCCCTATCCTACTTATAAGGAACTGCGAAGCCGCGGTCAGTTGATTGCGGCTTTGGCGCATGCTGAGCAGTTACTCGCTCAACAGCCAACGCTGATTCAGCTCGATGTCAGGCGACGCGTCGCCGAACTGGAAAAATCACAGGGCATGGCCCGTGCCAATGCGTACTTAACAAAGACTTTTCTTGAGCGCACATTGCCACGCGTCGAATGTGTAAATGCAAAGTATCGGCTCGACGAAATGAAGGCCGGCACTTTTAATGTACTGACAGAAAATGCCGCAAAGGAGGTCGGTGCAGCAAGAGCCAGCGGCGCACTATGGGAATTAATGCGTCGTTTTAACCGTTTGCCCGATATGGCTCGCGCCGATGTTGATTTACTGGCTGGCGACATCGCCAACTTTACCCTGGCTGAACTGGTGCAGGTGCATGCTAAATCTGACAAAGAATCAGATTATAAATACACGCACCGCATTTACATGACCGCCGCCACCATCACCCGCGAGTTTAATCAGACACCGCCATTATGGGAAAAAGTCACATCACGCTTATTCGATCCGGAAGAAGTCACCCCCGCGATCATGCGCATGCAAACCGAGAAATGGTGGAAAGGCCGCCTGCGTCGTATCGCGGCATCATGGCGTGAACATCTGCAAATCGCCCTCGCCAACGTCAGCAAAAAACATACGCCCTATGCCAGCAATATGACGATGTCGGAATGGCGCGAGCAAAAGCGCCGCACGCGTGAGTTTCTTAAAGGGCTTGAGCTGGAGAATGAGGAAACCGGCGAGAGGATCAGCTTAATCGACAAGTTTGATTCCAGCGTTTCGAATCCCGCTATTAAGCGCTGCGAGTTGATGAATCGCATTCGCGGATTTGAAGATATTTGCAACGAGATGGGCTTTGTCGGCGAGTTTTACACGGTCACTGCTCCTTCTCGCTACCACGCCACTATCAAGACCGGTCATCGTAACCGCAAGTGGAATGGTGCCAGCCCGGCAGACACGCAGCTTTATCTGTGCAACGTGTGGCAGAAAATTCGCGCCAAGCTGCATCGCGAAGAAATCCGCATATTCGGTATTCGTGTTGCCGAACCCCATCACGATGCAACTCCACATTGGCACATGCTGATGTTTATGCTGCCTGAAAATGTTGAACGCGTGCGTGAGGTGATCAGCGACTATGCATGGCGAGAGGATGGCATTGAACTAACCACCGAGAAGGCACGCAGAGCGCGCTTTCATGCGGAAGCCATCGATCCCGATAAAGGCAGCGCCACCGGCTACGTGGCGAAATACATCTCAAAAAATATCGATGGCTACGCACTCGACGGCGAGCTGGACGACGAGAGCGGCAAAGAGTTAAAAGAAACAGCCTCAGCCGTTTCAGCATGGGCAGCGCGTTGGCACATTCGCCAGTTCCAGTTTATTGGCGGCGCGCCGGTCACGGTCTACCGCGAGTTACGTCGCATGGCCGACAGCGAAACAGCTCACGGACTCAGCATCGAGTTCGCTGCTGCACATGACGCAGCAGATGCTGGCGATTGGGCTGGCTACGTTAACGCACAAGGCGGCGCATTTGTTCGTCGTGATGAACTGGCCGTACGTACATGGTATCAACCGAGTGAAAACCTAAATGTCTATGGCGAGGAAACCATGCGCATCAAAGGCGTGTATGCAACAGACGCTGGCGCAGATACGCCGATTCTAACCAGACTGACGCAATGGAAGATTGTGCCGAAGTGTGCCGTTGATTTGGCCGTTGACGTTAAGGGCGCGTCCGCGTCCTCTTGGAGTTCTGTCAATAACTGTACGGCCCCGCCGGATGATGATCCTCCTATCGACTTCACGCGCTCGCCGAGCCGTGCCGAGAGAAGACGTATTTTGAAGAGATTGCATGAAAGCACGCCTGCAAAACCGCGAAAAAAACGACAGGCGCCGGTTTCTGATAAATATCGCGATCAACGTAAGCAGCTAAAAGACAGCTTTTATGATGTCTCACGCCTACCCCTTTCCGAAGGTGAAGTGACGCGCATGATGATGGGGCATAAGCTCAAAGTTGGCGCGCAAATATTCTGGAGTGGAACAAGCGGCCATCTTTTCGTTGAACGTAGAAAACCTTCTACCGCCCTGCAGCGGTTCGAGACATTGGCCGCTCAGCATCGAAAAAGCTGTAATGTTCAATAATCCATCGGTCGGACAAATCCGAGCCATACGATTGTTTACGATTCCTTAACGCCATAATACTGTTTATACATACAGTATATTTTATTGATAAGGAGTTAATTAGCTGATGGACATCGATAATCTGAGCGAAACCGTTGCCAGAATCCAATTTGTAGCCGACGTGTCACTCATCGCACACTGCAAGGAAGATGAATTGAAAATGGCACTGTCAATGATCAGTGACATGGCCGGTTCGATTGACACCTCACTCTATCAAGACGCTATCTACTGCCAAGCCGAATGATCGCTAGTAGTTTCAGCACTGCCACTTAGCCACCGTTTCGGTGGCTTTTTTGATGTTGCAGCAGAACGCATGTAAGTGCGTGATTTCGCATGATCCAAACAGGATCGCAAATCGCCCTTCTGCCCACGGCTGGCGCGGTATGAGTTGAGGCATGCAGATGCATTAAAAACGATGCACAAAGCGGGCAGGCGTGGCGGGGAAAGCATTGCGCGCATGCTGATTGATATGATAATAAACATCTTCTAGAATAAAGCATTGCAGTTAACCAGTTTCTCTGTGTCAAGGTCTTAACGTGAATTATTTAGGTGATGATTATAATGAACTTATCAATCACAATGGGTTTAGGTACAAGCGCATTGAATGGAAAACTGCCTCGATAATCAGCATGGTTGAAGATGGCGGATTAAATATCCAACCTTATTTTCGTACACATACAGATTGGCGTATAGTTCAACGTTCCAATTTCATTGAGTCCTTATTTTTGGGGATGCCGGTTGGTAATATAATTTGCGAAGAAAACTCTTTTGGAGAATTTACAGTTCTAGACGGCACTCAACGCCTAAAAACAATTTTCCAATTCATAAATAACGAATTTTCGCTTGAGGATTTAAAGCTACTTAAGCACCTAAATTACAAGAATTTTGATGATCTGAATTACAATGACAGGTCGCTGATTAAAAATCGCGTAACTTTAAATTTCTTAAGTATTAGTTATGATACTCACCCTGTTTTAAAGTTTGAGTTTTTTAAAAGAATTAATTATGGTCAGACGCGCTTTCCAATACAATCCGCAAGAAATTATGCTTTCCCTCAAACTAAATATCTCATTGAAGAAATAAAAGAAAGCTTACCATATGATATTAAGTTTATTTTTCAAAATCCATCGCGATATAAAAGCGCATTATTCTTGACTGTAGAAATAGATCAACTGTATCTCTATTTGCTACTTATTATGTCTCTCCATTATAATGCTTTCGATAGTGAGGATCATGATGAAACCATTATGGAGGCATTAGATCAATGTGCTTCATATTTCAATTCAAATGAAATAAAAACAGGCATTTTGATTGATTCACTAAATGATCACTTAAAACATACATTCAATGACTTTCCATTTTTAAGAAAAATCAACATATTGCATAGAAGACCCGAGGCTAGTGATCTTTCATTTAGAACTTTCTTAAACATTGATAAATTAGACCTTGATATGGACATGTTTATCCATATATTTCTTCTATCGTTCAAAAACAAAGATGATAATATAATTGCGGACATGCTCCATGATAATGACACTTTATACCCAGATTATCAGGATATAAAAAAGTCTACTAGGTTCTTGAAAAAACAAATATTTGGAATTGGATATGATAAACATCATCGAATTAAATAATGTAAAATGTTTTCCAAAGGCAAATTTTGAACTAGCTCCACTCACTGTTTTTTGCGGAGCAAACTCAGCAGGAAAATCCACCATAATCCAATGCCTATTGCTATTAAAACAGAGTAATGAAGAGAATGAGTTTCGAACAAACTCTCTTCATTTGATGGGGAAATATTTTTCTTTAGGACACGTTGAAGATTTGATTAGCCATCAAACTCAAGGTGATTTTTTTAAAATTACAATTGATGAATGCGAGTTTTCTACTGAGCTAACATCTTTACAGCCAGATAGTTATAATTTAACATTATCGAAAAAAGATAATCAGCATGTATTCTTTCAAAACTCATTTCATTATTTAAGTGCATTTAGACTAGCACCTCAAAACAGTTATGATGTTAATTACGACAACTCCAGACCAAATTTTGGTATTTACGGGGAGTATGCGATAGCTGAGCTTTCAAGACTTGGAAATCAACCAACAATTAACCGAAAATTGGCACGAAAAATCTGGGAATTGAACAATCCAGGACATGCTTTTCCAGAAAACGCTCCAGGAATTCCTTTAAATATAATATTGAAGGAGGCAATGAAAAGTATATCACCCGGTTTTGATATTGAGGTAACACCTTATGATAACTTCGACAGGGTTGCGAATACTTTTAATTCATCAGGCACTTTAAAATCAGTTAGACCTGTAAATACTGGATTTGGTATAAGTTATGTTTTACCAATTATTATCGCAGCATTGTGCACAGAAGACGGCGGCACTTTAATCGTTGAAAATCCAGAAGTACATCTTCATCCAGAGGCTCAATCTAAATTAGCAGCTTTTTTAGCTATGACTTCAAGATGCAACGTCCAGGTTATACTTGAAACACATAGCGATCATATATTAAATGGAATTAGAGTCTATTCTAAGGAAAACTCTATTCCTGAAGGTCACACCATTTTCAACTCAATAACGTCCACTCAATCGAGTGATTTAAGAAATATAAAAAAAATAACCATTGATTCCAATGGTGAATTAAGTGATGTTGAAGCTGGTTTCTTTGACCAATCAGAAAAAGATTTGATGAGACTATTTTAATGGAATTATACATCAATGAGAACTCTATCACTGGCCAAGCTTCAAATCGAGAAGAAGCCTTAATTCTTCTGGAAGAACTATTTACTACGTTTTCGGCAGCAAAAAATATTGCTAAAGATAGAAAGGGATACTTAGTTAAAGATCTAAGCCAGCGATTCATTTTGAAAGACGTTACTATACAGAATTTTCTCCAAAAGGAAATTAACGAAACGAATCCTATTGAGAGAAAATTTAGAACTTTTGCATTAGGAGTGCTATTTAATAAACCTAGAATGGATCCAACTGCTGTTCATTTTGATGAAAAAGATTCTTTAGTTTCTGAAGAATCGCTATGCTTAAAAAATACTTGCTTTGATCATGCAAGCTCATCAAAATGCAGCGCGATGGTTATTTCGATGATGAACAATGAAAAGTACACACATAAAACAATTCTGATTGAAAGTTCAATTTATGGAAAAAAAAAGGTATTGAACATCACAAACTCTAAAGTTTTATTTGAAAATACATGGATCTATGAGCACCATACGAAACACGCAAGAAATGCGACTTTGAATGGGTCGAAAATTGCGAGCCCAATGACTCTCAATCAAAGTGAAGCTGAAACCGCTCTCCTAAATGGAATTTTAATCAATAGAAGAGTATATAGCTTTTATAAAAACAAATGGTATAAATTTCACTGCCAAGAAAATAACAAATTCCATGGTTTTGAATTTACCCCTGAGCAAAATAACATCGACGATGAGCTAGCTAATAGCATATTACACTCACTAAATTTTCAACCTCACGGCCAGATTTTTAGCGAGTATTTGTAATGCATAATTTTGATCGGTTTATGATCTAGAGCTAACTTGTCAATTGGGTTCGAAACTGTATTCTTTGAAACATATAACTTCAATTCCCAACCAAGTATTGACAGCTTTAAATCGTTCTTGCAGCGGCGTCAGCTCATTCCTTACAAAAACCTGCGCCGCCTTCACAGCATCCCCAAAACCACCCGTATTATCCGGGATAATACCCATCATTTGCGGCGGCACACGGTGCGCGCTGAGCAGGTCGTCGCGGCTGGCCTTCTTGATATTAAAAAAGTCATCCCGCGTTGCTACTTCACTGAGAGGCAAAATCTTGATGCCGTCCGGCTTGCCGTTTGGCGCATACATAAACAGGTTGCGGAAGTTGCCGATCCCTTTGGTGTCGCGCATAGCCTGTCGCATGCGCTCAATATCGCTACTGCTCTGTGCAGCGTCGGTCATGTAAAGAATGTATCCGGCGTGCGCGCCGTTCTGGTAATACTTGCGGCGGAACAGCGTAGCCGACTCATTCAGCCAGGCTGAGTTAAGCGCGCTGAGATATTCCGGCAGGCCGTACAGCTCCTGATTAATATCCGGTTCGATAAGGTGGAACACCTGATCCGTATCGAACTGGTGTGCCTCCTTCCACTCCCCCACAAACCAGTACACCCCATCTTTCACGCCGCGCCGCGTATATTTGGCCGGTGACGTTTCAAGGCGCAGCGGCTGACCGAGCGTGTTGCGGCGCAGCTCGGCAAAGGCATTACCAAACACCAGATAATCCAGCGCGAACTTGCTGAACTCCTGCTGACTCAGCAGCGGATGTGGAATGAAGGTTGAAGCCAGAATGTTGCGCTTAACGTAAAGCGGCGAACTGTGGTGCACCGCCGAGCGCAGGCTTTTTGCCAGTCCGTGAAAACTGACCGGCGGCTCGTACCAGCGGCCGTTATGGATGCATTCGGTGTAATCCATGATATCGCGCTTATCCAGTACCGCCGTTGGCTCGCCGAAGCTGAACGCCTCGAATGGTTGTGGCACTGCCGGTGATGGCTGGGATTGGGCCGTGAATGCCCTGCGGTCTTTGCGTTTGCTCATCAGTAAAATTCCATAAATGAAGGGTTATCGCCGCCGCTGGCAGCGGTCAGCGGTTCGTTAAGCAGTGCGTGCATGATTGCCCAGGCGACGTCCGCGTGGCTGGCTTCTTCGCTGCGGCTGGCTTCGTAGGTTGAGCGGTTGCCGCTGGCGGTCATGGTTTTGCGGATCGCCATAAACGACTGTGTGATATCAGTATGGCCCGCGTCGTATTCGAGTCGCCCGCTGCTGATGGTGTCTTTCGCTTTCAGCACCATTGCGGTTTTTACTTCGGGCGAGTATTTGATTTCGCGCGCAGCCGGGAAGAACTGGCGCACAAGCTGAAATACGCCCTGACCGATGCCAGTGGCATCCACGCCGATGTACTCCACGGTGTATTTTTCGGTGAGCTGCTTTATCGACTGCGCCTGCGCGGCGAAGTCCATGCCGCGCCACTGGTGGCGCTCCAGCACGCGGAATTTGCCGCCCTTCACCAGCGGCGGCGCGATAACCGCACATCCGGCGCTGTCGCCGGTATGCGAGGGATCGTAACCAATCCATACCGGGCGATAGTCAAACGGACGCAGCGCGTAGGGGTTGAAGTCCGTCCATTCCTCCAGACTGTCGACCATGCAGGTCTGCAGCTCGGCGAACGGAAACACGCTGGCTTCGTCGTCGACAAATTCACACATCAGCAGGTTCTGATATTCGGACGGGCTGTATTCAAGCTGCAGCTGATCGATATCGAACAGGTTGCAGCCGCCGGTCAGCGCGTTCTCAACCGTGACAATCTGCCGCCACTGGCCATCGCCGCACAGCGCGCCTTTCGCCAGATGTGAGTGCGAGAGATCCAGCTCAATGCGGTCATCTTTGTTACGGCGCCCTTTGTTGAACAGTTCGCCAGACCAGAAGGGATAAGCGCTGTGTGACAGGCTCGACGGCGTGGAAAAATACGTCGTGCGCCACTTCTTGTGCAGCGACATGCCGCTGGCGACTTTGCGCAGCTCCTGAAACTTCGGTATCCAGAAATATTCATCCAGATACAGATTGCCGGTGTAGCTCTGCGCGGTGCGTACGTTGGTGCCGAGAAAAATCAGGCGCGCGCCGTTGGGCAGCACAATCGGATCGCCTTTCAGGTCAACGTCCACCTGACGGGCAAAGTCGAGAATGTAGTTTTTGAAGACGTGCGCCTGCGCCTTGCTGGCTGATAAGAAAATCTGGTTGCGCCCGGTAGTCAGCGCATCGATCAGCGCCTCGCGGGCAAATTAAAACGTTGCCCCAATCTGGCGGGATTTGAGGATATTGCGGATGCGGTGCGCGAGTCCGGCCTGATGCCAGCCGAGCTGATACGCAAAGCAGCCATCCATAAACAGGCTGGTGAGCTTGTCGGTCTGCTCGTCGCTGAATACATTTTTAATTACCGGCTGGCGCTCGCCCTTATTGCGGTTGCGTACGTTAGGATTGAGATCCGCCTCGTTGCCGCTGCTGCGGTAGCGCTCAACGCGCGCCAGCCGTTCAATCTGACGCCCGAGCGCGTCTATCTCCTTGTAATCACCGTTCCCCTTTACCTCTTTCATGATGAGCTGAATCAACCGCGCTTCCATGCTGGCTTCCACGCGACTGATGGGCGCGATGCTGTCCCACTCGTCGCGCAGCTTCCAGCTCTGCACGGTCGGCGTTTTATGTCCGAGCGTCTCCGCAATCTGGCGCACGGAAAATCCCTGCCAGTAAAGCAGCGCAGCCTGACGGCGCGGATCGCTGATGATGGTGCCGGGTGTCATGTTCATGCCGGTAAGGCTACCGATGTCAAATTGGGCGCGCCTGCACTCGCTGTTTGCTGATGCATGAGCGGGCGGGCATGCGTTGAGGGATTGGGTGGCGGCGGGGAAACTGGCCCCGAACCGAACCAACCCACTGACCGGAGCCTGATTAATGGCAACTAAAGCAAAGCGTTTCCGCATCGCTGTGCAGGGCGCAACCACCGACGGTCGCGAAATTTCCCGCGACTGGATTTCGCAGATGGCGAAAAACTATGACCCCACCGTGTATGGTGCGCGCGTCAACATGGAACACATCAAGGGTTACGCCGCCGACAGCACGTTCCGCCGCTTTGGTGACGTCACGAAGGTGGAAGCCGAAGAAATCACCGAAGGCCCGCTGGCGGGCAAGCTGGCGCTGTTTGGCTACATCGATCCCACCCCAGAGCTGGTCGAACTGACCAGAGCGCGCCAGAAGGTTTACACCTCGATTGAAGTAAACCCGAAATTCTCCGACACCGGCGAAGCCTATCTGATTGGTCTGGCCGTGACCGACGATCCGGCAAGCCTCGGCACCGAATACCTGAGCTTCAGCGCCACCGCCAAAGCCAGCCCGCTGGCCTCCCGCAAGCAGGACAAAGAAAACCTGTTTACCGCCGCCGAAGAAACCCTGATTGAGTTTTACGACGAAGCCGACGCAGGCCCGTCGCTGCTGTCCCGCGTGAAAGAGCTGTTTACCCGCAAAGAGAAAACCGACGACGAGCGCTTTAGCGACGTCAGCGCGGCGGTTACTGCCGTCGCGGAGCAGGTACAGAAGAACGGCGAAACCCACTCGCAGCAGGTAGCCGCGCTGGAAAAAACCTTTTCCGATCGCTTTGCGGCGCTGGAGCTGGAAGCCGGTAAAGACCGCGAAGCGCTGAGCACCCTGCAGGAGACGCTGGCGAAAACTGACGGCGGCTTTAACCGTCGCCCGCCTGCAACCGGCGGCGACAACAAAGGCAGCGTGCAGACCGACTGCTGATAAGTCCGGCCTGAGAAAACCTATTACTGATTAACAGGAGCGCCAATGCACAAGAATACCCGCTTTAAATTTAACGCCTATATGTCCCGCGTCGCCGAGCTGAACGGCGTAGAAATCGACGATATGAACAAGAAATTCAGCGTCGAGCCGTCAGTCACGCAGAAGCTGATGACCCGCGTGCAGGAGTCGTCCGCGTTTCTGACCCGCATCAACATCGTGCCGGTGCCGGAAATGAAGGGTGAAAAAATCGGCGTCGGCGTGTCCGGCTCGATTGCCAGCACCACCGATACCGCTGGCGGCGACGAGCGCGAAACCGCTGATTTCTCTTCGCTCGACAGCCAGGGCTATGAGTGCGCGCAGGTCAACTTTGATTTCCATATCCGCTACAACACGCTTGACCTGTGGGCGCGCTATGACGATTTTCAGACCCGCTTACGCGATTCCATCATCCAGCGACAGGCGCTTGACCGCATCATGATCGGCTTTAACGGCACGCACCGCGCCAAAACTTCCAACCGCGCCGCCAACCCGATGCTGCAGGACGTGGCGACGATCCTCGGCATGGTGCTCGGCGTCGGCATGTTTCTGGTGAGCTGGTATTACCGGCGCAAAACCTACCAGCTTTTTGTAACGGGCCGCATCAGCCGGGGTGACTATGAATCTGCAAACCGTTAAGCGCTGTTCGGTGGGCGTGGTGCTGGCGATTGCCGCCACGCTGCCGGGCTTTCAGCAGCTTCACACCTCAGTTGAGGGACTGAAACTCATCGCCGATTACGAAGGCTGTGGTCTGAGTCCGTACAAGTGCGACGCGGACAAGTGGACGGACGGCATCGGCAACACGGTTGGCGTGTTGCCGGGCAAAGCTATCACCGAGCGGCAGGCGGCTGGCACGTTTATCGCTAACGTGCTCCGCACGGAAAAGGCGTTAACGCGTTGCCTGTTCGTGAAGGTGCCGCAAAAGGTTTACGACGCCGTTGTGTCGCTAGCCTTCAACGTCGGCACGGGCAATGCCTGCAGCTCAACAATGGTGAAGCTGCTGAACCAGAGCCGCTGGCGCGAAGCCTGCTATCAGTTGCCGCGCTGGGTATACGTGAAAGGCGTGTTTAATCAGGGGCTGGATAACCGCCGCGTGCGCGAGCTGGCATGGTGCCTTAAGGGGGCGTTGTGAGCCGCATTATAGGAACGCTGTTAGCCGTGGCGCTGCTGGCGCTGGCGTTGACCGGCTGGCGCTGGTCGGTTGCCAGCGATGAACTGGCGAGTGCGCAGCGGGTAATCGGCTCGCTGTCTGCCGGTATCGAAAGCAGGGATAAAGCCATTACCCGACTAAAAACTGAAAACAACGAAGGACAGAAACGCGAAGCCACGCTGCGGCTGATGCAGGGCAAAGCCAGCGCCGGGGCGCTGACGCGAGAGGCACACATACAGAGGGAAACCGATGCAAACCCGATACTCCGTGACTGGTCTGTTACTGCTTTGCCTGATGATGTTATCAGGCTGTACACCCGCCCCGCCTTCACCAGCGCCAGAGATTATCTGGATTGGCTGTCCGCGCGTGACAAGCTGCCCGGTGCCGGGAAATAGCCTGAGAACGGCCGGCGATCTGGCAGCGGATAACCGGCAGCTTGAGGCGGCGCTCGCCTCTTGTGGGCTGCAGGTCGAAATCATTAAAGATTGCCAGGAGCAACACGATGCTGAAACCTCAACAACTCCGCAAGGCGCTGACCGACAGCGTGCCGCTGCTGCAGCGCAACCCTGACAGCCTGAATGTGTTTATCGACAGCGGGCGTATCGTGTCAACGCTCGCCGCCTCGCTGTCGTTCGAATATCAGTACCGGCTGAACATGGTGATCACCGACTACACCGGCGATATCGATCTGCTGATTGTGCCGATGCTGGAATGGTTGCGTGTCAATGAACCCGACATCATGGCGACAAAAGAAAAGCAGCAGACAGGCTTCACGTTCAAGGCTGACGTTATCAGCGACACGGCCAGCGATATCAGCATTGATCTGCAACTGAGCGAGCGGGTGATCGTCAAGAGCATGGGTGATGCACTGCACGTTAGTCACGTTGGCGAAAATCCATTAGCTGAGAACGATGCGCGGCCCGCGCAGCTCTATGCGGGCGGTGATCTGGTTAGTGAGTGGCAATCATGAGTGATTTGCAACTGGTCAATGACCGGCTGAATGCGTTGATTGGCAACCTTTCCCCGTCTTCACGTAAAGAGATGGCGCGCAACATCGCGAAGAAACTGCGCGCCAGCCAGCAGCAGAATATCAAACGCCAGCAAGCTCCGGATGGCACACCCTTTAAGCCGCGCAAGGCACAGCCAATACGCAGCAAAAAGGGCCGGGTTAAACGCGAGATGTTCGCCAAACTCCGCACCGCGAAATACATGAAAGCGCAGGCAACCTCAAATGAAGCAGTAGTTGAGTTTACCGGACGCGTGCAGCGTATAGCGCAGGTGCATCATTATGGCCTGCGTGACAGGCCATCGAGGGACAGAGAAGAAATACAATATGAGCAGCGTCAGTTACTAGGATTTAGCGAAACCGATATAAAAATGATTTATGATGAGTTAGTTTTTGCATTCATGGAGTAGGTAAGAAATGAAGTTTTTCAATGGTAACTTTACAACAACAAGACTTATAGATTTTTTCCAGCCCTTTAGTTTCATGAATGTCACCTTCAATTTTATTGTCATTACTCTTATTTTTAACTTTATATGTGTCGTATTGGTCATGCCCTTTTTGAACACATACGATGAGTTGGAAAAATTCATGAAAATAATCTGGCCCATAGTTGTTTTTCAATTAGCAGCTCTTGGCTTTGTCTATAACATCAGGCGACATTTATCTGAGGACTATTACAAAGAGGCTAAAGAACAACTTAGTAAAGCATATGAAAACCTCAACCATTTCAAGGATGGTACGCTTGATAATGACAGGCTGCGCTGGTTGACAACAGCGAGAATGTTGTCAGTTTCAATCATGCTGTCCGAAAAAATCATGATGTCTTCTCACAAAGTGATGTATAGAGAAGAACAGCAGTTTTGGCGTATGAAATTTAATGACCTAGTTATAGATTTTCCATCTGATTTTTATGCAGAAAATCCAAAACATTTAATCATGCACTCACATAGTGATAGATCACCGATCGCAGAAGCTTCATTGGTAGAAATATATAATTTTATGGCATGGCCGGAATATTATATTGACCCATTAAAAACAAGACGATTTTCTGATAAAGAAATACACCGTATGATAACCCGAGGTCCAAAGGGATTGGGCAACCTTTTAAAAGCCCATCGAGAACTAATTAAAAAAAAGTAACAAAGTGCGTTGATTGAGGACCAAAATCTTTTCATTTGGGAATGCGGACTAGCCTCTGTTTCGCCGTCATCGCTTAATAAGATAGCGTGCAACATCTTATAGTTGCTGCACGCCAGCCAACAGCATTATATCAAACGTCCGCATACACCGGATGGCACGTCCTTCAAGCCGCGCAAAGCGCAGCTAATACGCAGCAATAAGGGGACTGAAGCGTGAAATGTTCGCCAAACTTCGCACGGCGAAATACTTGAAAGCGCAGGCAACCTCAAATGCAGCGATGTTAGAGTTTATCGGGTGCGCATGGTGCAGATACATCATTATAGTCTACGAGACCGTCCGTATAGTGGTGCTAAAGAGATAACATACGATAAAAGGCCGCTAATAGGTTTGAATAATGGACAGTATGCTTTTATAAAAATTTAAGCCTTAATATCATACAGAAGGATTAAGTAAGCAGCCGTTAAAAATTAACGGCTGCTGGATGTCATAATGTTTTACCTACACTATCACCAACTTTAATGAAATCTAAGGTTTTCATTTCAAGTTCTCCAGGTGTTGTGGTTGTTATTTCTTGAGCTCCGTCCCCAGTTATAACGCCCCACATGCCTGCATTTGAGTTTTTAACTATCTTTTTAATCTCAGTTTTATTGGGAAGCTTAATGAACTCATTAGAAATTACCGTTGAAATTTTCTCTTGAACATGTGTAACTTTAACCTTGGCAAGAATTTCCTCCAAGGCTCCTAGAGACTCTCCCGATTCAGGGTCAATAATTTCCTGCCCAACTCTATATATAACGAACTCATCATTTACTGACACGCCATCAAATGAGCCTTTGTTGATGACAGCATTAAAAGCATCTTTGACTAATGCCACTTTAGCGAAATTTTTATTATTCATTAATGGCCTCTATTGATTTCATTACTGCAAAAGGAATAACTGGACGAATTATTATTTTACTTAAAACATCCGCATCAAAAAAATTAATACCACTACTGTTAATTACATTGATGATTTTTATCTGCGACATCTTTTCTTGTATGTGAAAAACATAACCAATGAATGCTATAGTTTCAATTTCGTCATTAACCAAATACCCGCCAACTAGCGAATGATAATTAAACAAAGGATTAACCCGAATAACTAAAACTTGTTCACTGGCAAGTTTCCCTATTGGTTTCTCATAAAATTTCAATTCGGAGTTTTTTTCAGCTGAAATATCCGAAGCATACTTCATAACTATAACTAGTAAAGTTATTGATATTAGAATTATCAACAACAACCATTTGATGGAAACTTTTGAATCAGTATCAATAAACAAAGTTACTACTGCTGATAGTCCACCCAACACTCCAATTAAAATTGCAGCAGCGTTAAATGCTAATGTCTTCGCGCCAACCAATTATGCCTCCTTGGCAAATGCCAATTCGAAAACGTGAGAATCCCGATTGAATGTTATATGTACAGAGTGTTAACAGCGTACTTATCTTCTCATAGCCCAACAATTTACTACTTTGTAGTGTCATATAACAACAAACTCCTATCAATTGGCAATCGCCTTTTATGAACTCAATATTAAGAGATGAACGAACAACTCTCCGAAATCCTGCGCCTGCTGCGCAACCTGGTCCGCATTGGCACCGTGTCCGCCGTCAAACTGGACGACGGGTTATGCCGCGTGGATACAGGGAATAACACTACTGGCTGGCTTCACTGGCTGTCTGCGCGTGCGGGTAAAACCCGTTCGTGGAATGCGCCGTCGGTGGGCGAGCAGGTGCTCGTTTTATGCCTCGGCGGTGAACTAGATACCGGGTTTGTGCTGCCGGGGATCTTCTCTGATGACAACCCCGCCCCATCCGCATCGGCTGACGCCCTGCACTGGTCGTTCCCTGACGGCGCGGTGATTGAGTACGAACCGGAAACCGGCGCACTCAAAACAACCGGCATACAGACCGCAACCATCGAGGCGGCGGTAAAAATCCTGCTGAGTACGCCGGAGGTTGAATGTTCGGCGCACCTGAAAGCCAAAACGTTTGAGTTTTCAGAGGGCGGAAAGATGACCGGCAATGTCGAGCACAGTGGCGGTAAGTTCGATTCGAACGGCGTTGTTATGGATGACCACGATCACGGTGGCGTGCAGCGCGGCGGAAGCCGAACGGATGGCCCTCAATGACGGCAGCAAAATACATCGGCATGAACCGGGAGACCGGTGAGGCGCTGAACGACCTCGACCACATCCGCCAGTAAGTGCGCGACATTCTATTAACGCCGCTCGGCTCCAGGGTGATGCGGCGCAAATATGGCTCGCTGCTGTCGGCGCTGATTGACCAGCCGCAAAACGAATCGCTACGCCTGCAGATTATGTCCGCCTGCTATATGGCGATCCTGCAGTGGGAGCCGCGGGTAAAACTCACCGGCATCAACTTCGATTCTGATTTTAACGGCGGCATGGTGGTTGAGCTGACCGGCAACCGCGCTGACACGACACAACCTTTTTCATTAACCGTTCCTGTGAGCTGAGAACATGGCAACAATCGACCTGAGCCAGCTTCCCGCGCCCGACGTGGTGGAAACGCTGGACTATGAAACCCTGCTGGCCGAGCGCAAAGCTACGCTGATTTCGCTCTACCCGGAAGAACAGCAGGCCGCTATCGCCCGCACGCTGTCGCTGGAATCTGAACCCATCGTGAAGCTGCTGCAGGAAAATGCGTATCGTGAAGTGATTCTGCGCCAGCGCATCAACGAAGCGGCTAAGGCGGTCATGGTGGCTTACGCACTTGACGACGATCTCGACCAGCTCGGCGCAAACAATGGCGTTGAGCGCCTGACCATTACAGCGGCCGATGACACTGCTATCCCGCCCACGGCGGCGGTGATGGAAAGTAACGACGATTTCCGCGCCCGTATCGCTGCCGCGTTTGAGGGGCTGAGCGTGGCCGGGCCGACTGGTGCATATGAGTATCACGCACGAAGCGCCGATGGCAGAGTGGCGGATGCGTCCGCCATTAGCCCCTCGCCCGCCGTTGTTACGGTAACCGTGCTGGCGCGCGAGGGTAATGGAACCGCTGCCGACGACCTGCTGGCCGTGGTGGATGCAGCGCTGAACGATGAGAACGTGCGACCGGTGGCTGACCGCGTAAGCGTGCACTCGGCGGAGATCGTTGATTACGCCATCGAAGCTGAGCTTTACCTCTATCCGGGGCCGGAGGCTGAACCCATCCGCGCAGCATCTGAGGCAAAACTCGCCGCCTACGTGACGGCACAGAAACGGCTGGGCCGCGACATTCGCCTGTCTGCACTGTATGCGGCTATTCACGTTGAAGGCGTGCAGCGCGTTAACCTGATTCATCCTGTGGCTGACGTGGTGCTGGACAAGACGCAGGCGGCATTTTGCACCGGCTACACGCTGACCGTGGGAGGCTCAGATGAATGATCGCCTGCTGCCTACTGGCTCGTCGTCACTGGAAGTCGCCGCCGCTGAAGCGCTGGCAACTCTCAGCACGATGGATGTGCCACTGCGCCAGCTTTGGAACCCTTGGGAATGCCCCCTTCCCCTCCTTCCTTATCTCGCGTGGGCATGGTCAGTTGACCGCTGGGATAGCAACTGGAGCGAATCCACCAAGCGCGCCGTTGTTACTGCCGCGCGGTACGTGCATCGCCATAAAGGAACCATCAGCGCTATCCGCCGCGTGGTTGAGCCGCTGGGCTATCTGATCCGCGTTATCGAATGGTGGAAGACCAATGAAACGCCAGGCACATTTCGGCTTGATGTGGGTGTGCTTGATACCGGCATCACTGAGGAAATGTACAACGAGCTGGAACGGTTAATCGCGGATGCTAAGCCGTGCAGCCGCCATCTGATCGGGCTGTCCATCAATCTCGATGCAAACGGCGCAATCCCGGTTGCCGTCGCCAGCTACAGCGGTGACGAGCTGACCGTTTATCCCTACACCCCTGAGCTAATCAGCGTCGGCGGGCCGGTCTATTCCGGTGCGGCGGTGCATCTTATCGACCTGACGGAAGTGAGCGCATGACGACAAAATATTTTGCCCTGCTGACCAATCAGGGCGCGGCTAAGCTGGCGAACGCCGCCGCGCTCGGCACTAAAGTAGACCTCAAGGAAATGGCTGTCGGTGACGGTGGCGGCACGCTGCCGACGCCAGACCCGGCGCAAACGAAACTTATCGGTGAGAAACGTCGCGCACAGCTTAACTCGCTGTCGATTGACGCGGCGAACAGCAGCCAGATTATTGCCGAGCAGATTATCCCGGAGAGCGAGGGCGGTTTCTGGATCCGTGAAATTGGGCTGTATGATGCCGACGGCGTGCTGATTGCGGTGGCGAACTGCGCGGAAACCTACAAGCCAATGCTTGCTGAGGGCAGCGGACGCACGCAGACGGTGCGCATGATTTTAATCGTCAACAGCACTTCCGCCGTGACGCTGAAAATCGATCCGTCTGTGGTGCTGGCAACGCGTAAATACGTGGATGACGGCATGATCGTGGCTAAGCAGTATGCCGATAAGCAGATGCAGGAGGCGAAGACGTTCAGCACGGATGCGCTTAAAAAGCACGTTGATGATGTCAATCCGCATCAGCAATATTTGCAGACCGCGCAGGCGATGGCGGATCTCAAAGCAGCCGGTAAGGTGGTTGACGCACTGAAAAATCTCGGTGTAGCCGAAGGTGCGCCGCTGATCGGTTCACCGTTCCCGTGGCCGCACGCGCAGCTACCCAATGAGCTGTTCGATTCTATGGCGGGCATGGTTTTCCTGAAGTACAACGGTGCGAGCTTCAGCGAAACGCTTTATCCGAAGCTGGCGCGTGTGTACCCCGGCCTGAAGTTACCCGACATGCGCGGGGAGTTTATGCGCGGCTGGGATGACGGTCGCGGTGCTGATGCCGGTCGTACGCTTCTGAGCAGTCAGAGCCACGCGATGCAGCAACATACCCACACCGTAGTAGTACCTGGGAAAATCGCCGATGCGGATCGCGGCAGCCTGTCATCAGAATGGAGCATTGACAACTCCCAGAGCATGACGTCAAGCGGCGCATCCGGAAATACCGCCACGGAAACCCGCCCGCGTAACGTCGCATTTAACTTCTTAGTGAGGGCAGCATAATGGCCGCAGTAAAAAAAATAGCGCTGGATAAGGCCGGGCTGGCAAAGGCGTCTGGCGTGATGACGGTGTACAACTACAACCCGGAAAACGGTCTTTTTGTAGGTTCCTCTGATGAGTATCTGACGGAGGGCGTAGGCATCCCCGCCAACTCGACATGTTTTGCACCGCCGGATTCTATTGCTGGGAAGGTTAACGTATTTTCTGAGAGTGGCTGGCGGCAGATAGACGATCATCGTGGTGAAATTGTTTACAGCATATTGACCGGTAAACCTGCTGAAATAGCACTGCCGGGCGATTATCCGAACGGCACTACGGTGTTAAAACCCGCAACTGAATTTGACGTGTGGAATGGTGAAGCCTGGGTGACTGATGAAATCACACAGCAAGCGGCTGCAGTAAGCTCGGCAAAGGATGAAAAGTCAGCACGTATTGCCGAGGCCAATGCTTTTACGCAGGCATGGCAGACCCAGCTTTTGCTTGGCATCATCACTGACGATGATAAGGCACTGTTGACAAAATGGATGCAGTACATTCAGGCGGTTCAGGTTATAGATGAATCTGACGTGCCCAATATTAACTGGCCCGCAAAGCCCGAGTGATAAGAAAGCCCTGCGGGGCTTTTCTTTTGTCCGCTGATCCATGAGCAAGCCACAACCGCATGCGCGCCCCCGCCTGACCTGACACCCTGAGCACACCTTTAATCAGGAGTGCAACAGATGGCCGATTATCATCACGGTGTCCGCGTCGTCGAAGTCAACGACGGCACGCGCACCATTTCTACCGTATCAACTTCAATCGTCGGGATGGTCTGCATCGCCGACGATGCCGATGCGGCAACCTTCCCGCTTAATACGCCGGTACTGATCACCAACGTGCAGGGCGCAGTTGGCAAAGCTGGCGTGAAAGGCACGCTCGCTGCTGCGCTGCAGGCTATCGCCGACCAGTCGAAGCCCGTCACCGTTGTGGTGCGAGTGGCGGAAGGCGCAGACGGTGCCGAAACCATTTCCAATATTATCGGCGGCACCGATCAGAACGGCCAGTACACCGGCATGAAAGCGCTGCTCGCTGCGCAGTCTCAACTCGATGTGAAGCCGCGCATCCTCGGCGTGCCGGGCCTCGACTCGCTTGAGGTGGCGACCGCGCTAGCCAGTATCGCGCAGCAGCTGCGCGCTTTTGCCTATGTGTCAGCGTGGGAATGCAAAACCATTTCCGAAGCCCGCCTGTATCGCGACAACTTCAGCCAGCGTGAGCTGATGGTGATCTGGCCCGAGTTCCTCGCATGGAATACCACCGCAAATAAATCTGATGTGGCTTACGCTACCGCCCGCGCGCTGGGCCTGCGCGCCAAAATCGACAATGACACCGGCTGGCATAAAACCCTGTCGAACGTTGGCGTTAACGGCGTGACCGGTATCTCCGCGTCGGTGTTCTGGGATCTGCAGCAGACCGGCACCGATGCCGACCTGCTGAACGAGGCAGATGTCACGACGCTGATCCGTAAAGACGGTTTCCGCTTCTGGGGCAACCGTACCTGCAGTGACGATCCGCTGTTCCAGTTTGAGAACTACACCCGCACTGCGCAGGTGCTGGCCGACACAATGGCCGAGGCGCATATGTGGGCGGTTGATAAGCCGCTTACGCCAGTACTGGTGCGCGAAATTATTGCGGGCATCAACGCGAAATTTCGCGAGCTGGTCAGCGCCGGTTATCTGCTGGGCGCGTCCGCCTGGTACGACGAAAGCGCCAACGATAAAGACACGCTGAAATCGGGCAAGCTCTTTATCGATTACGACTACACGCCGGTGCCGCCGCTGGAAGACCTGACGTTACGCCAGCGCATCACCGACACCTATCTGGCGAGCTTCGCCGCATCCGTCAACAGCTAAGGAGCCGGATAAATGGCACTGCCACGCAAACTAAAGGCGATGAACCTTTTCAACGATGCAAACAGCTATCAGGGCATCGTCACCGCCGTCACGCTGCCTAAGCTGGCGCGCAAGCTTGATCCGTACCGCGCAGGGGGCATGAGCGGCGCGGCGCACATCGATAACGGACTGGAAGATGACGCCCTCGATGTTGAATGGAGCATCGGCGGCCTGGATGAGCTGGTGCTCACGCAGTGGGGCGCATCTGCCGTGCCGCTGCGTTTCACCGGTTCTTACCAGCGCGACGACACCGGCGAAGAAATTGCGGTTGAGGTCGAGGTGCGCGGCAAGCACCAGAGCTTTGACTTTGGTGAAGCCAAACAGGGCGAGGACACCGAGACCAAAATCACCTCGAAGTGCACCTACTACAAACTGACGTGGAACGGCAAAGAGCTGATCGAAATCGACACCATCAACATGGTGGAGAAGGTAAACGGCGTTGACCGCCTCGAACAGCGCCGCAAAAACATCGGCCTGGTATAAACCTGCAACCAGCGCCTGTGCGGCGCTGACTTAATTGAAGAGATAACCAAGATGGAACAGAACGAAAACACCGTGGTATTTGAAACTCCGCTTAAGCGTGGCGACAGCGAAATCAAACAGGTTGAATTGATTAAACCAACGGCTGGAAGTCTGCGAGGCGTGCGCCTGGCCGATCTTTGTCAGTCTGACGTTGACGCGCTGCTGACTGTTTTACCGCGCATCACCCTGCCCTCATTAACGAAAGCTGAGTGCAATGCCCTCGACCCGATTGACCTGATTTCACTTGGCGGCAAGGTGATCGGTTTTTTGCAAACGAAGTCGGACGAATAGAGTGGCCTACAGGCCTGACGGTCAATGACCTGATTGCCGACATTGCCACAATCTTTCACTGGCCTCCTTCTAAAATGTACGAAATGCCGCTGGCCGAGCTGATGGACTGGCGGCATAAAGCTTTTATCCGCAGCGGAGCAAACCCGGATGAGCAATAACCTCAGAGTACAGGTGCTGCTGAACGCGGTAGACAAAGCCTCGCGCCCCTTCAAAGCCGTCGAACGTGCCACCAAAGGGCTTGCCACTGAGATCCGCCAGACACAGAACAACATCAAAGCCCTCGATGCGCAGGCAGGAAAAATCGAAGGGTTCCGCAAGACCAGCGCACAGCTTGCTATCACCCAGCAGAAACTCAAAGATGCCAAGACCGAAGCGGCAGCGCTTGCGGTGGCATTCAGAAGCACCGAGCGCCCTACGGCACAGCAGGCACGTGCGCTTGAGAAAGCTAAGCAAGCAGCGGCAGAGCTACAAACCAAGTCGAACTCTTTGCGCCTGTCTGTTCAGCAGCAGCGCGAGTCTCTTAAAGCCGCTGGTATTTCCACGCGCAATCTCAGCAGTGAACAACAGCGTTTAAAAAGTGCTTCAGCACAAGCAACACTAGCCCTGGGCCGACAGAAACAAGAGCTGCAGCGCCTTAATGCTCAGCAGGAGAGATTAAACCGAACCAGCGAACGTTATCGCCGTGGGCAGGAGCTGTCGGCGAAAGTGCGCAATACCGGCGCGGCGGGATTTGCCGGAGGCAGCGCCGCACTCTATGCCGAAGGCAGGCTGATTGCGCCGGGTATGGAGTTCGATAAGCAGATGTCAGAAACGCAGGCGCTGCTCGACACCGGCAAAAATGATCCCAAGCTAGCCGCAATTCGACAGCAGGCGCGCGATATTGGCGGCAGTACGGCGTTCTCACCTACTGACGTTGCGCGTACACAGAGCACGCTGGCCCGTTCCGGCTACGATGCAGACGCCATCCTGGCGTCAACGGAATCGACGGTAAACCTGTCACTGGCATCTAAGGTCGATATTGCCGAGGCGGCTGACATCGTTACCAACATGCAGACCGCTTTCAAAATCTCGATAGCGGAGATCCAGCGCGTTTCCGACGTAATGACGAAGGGGTTCACCAAGTCCAACACCAACCTGCTTGAGCTGGGCGAGGCAATGAAATACGTCGCGCCGGTTGCGCGTGCGGCTGGTGCCAGCATTGAAGACACCACCGCCATGCTTGGTGTGATGGCAGATAACGGCATCAAAGGTTCGATGGCGGGAACCGGTGGCAGCGTAATATTCACCCGATTGCAGGCACCGACCGGCAGAACGTCCGCCGCCTTAGGCGAGTTGGGCGTCAAGACGCGCGACAGCAAAGGCAACATGCTGCCGGTGTTTGGCATCCTCAAAAGCATTGATGCCTCATTCAAAAAGAACCGGCTCGGCACTGCGCAGCAGGCGGAATACATCAAAACCATTTTTGGCGAAGAAGCGATGAAAGGTGCCATCAACCTTATCGACGCCGCCGGGAACGGCAAGCTTGATGAAAAGCGCGCCTACTTGATGAACGCAGGTGGAGCCGCTAAGCAGGTGGCAAATGTTCAGGTTGATAACCTCGATGGCGATCTGCTCAACCTGTCATCAGCCTGGGAAGACGTGCGGATTGAGGTATTTGAACAGCAAGACAAATCCCTTCGCAAGCTGACGACCACTGCCAACAAATGGCTTATTACCGCTGGCAACTGGGTGAAAACCAATCCTGAGCTGACAACCAAAATCGTTATGCTGACCGGCGCGGCAACCGCGCTAGTTGCCGGGCTGGGATTGATTGGTTTAGTCGCATGGCCGGTCGTTGCGGGAATTAACGCATTGATCGCAGGCGCGGCTTTTCTTGGCACAGCATTCACCATCGCTGGCGGTGCAATAACAGCGGCGCTTGGTTTAATCACGCTGCCGGTCGTTGCTGTCGTGGCGGCCGTCGTGGCTGGTGCATTGACGATCCGCAAATATTGGGAGCCTATCAGCGCATTTATGGCAGGCGTTGCTGAAGGATTTACCGCCGCAATGGGGCCAATCAGCGAATCATTTGGCTCGCTAAAACCGCCGTTTGAATGGCTGGGCGGCAAGGTCAAAGAGCTTTGGGAATGGTTTGGCAAGCTGCTGGATCCGGTTAAGTCCACGCAAACAGAGCTGGCCTCAGCGGGTGAGATGGGTAAGAAGTTCGGCAACATGCTGGCGGAGGCTTTGAAGATACCAGGAGAAGCGCTTGAACAGTTGCGCGGTGGTATTGATTGGGTGCTGGAAAAACTCGGCATCATCGACACCAAATCTGATGGTCTTAAAGACAAAGTTCCCTCACCTGATCCGATAGCAACGGGCGGCGCTGGCGTAAATACGGGCGGGTTGCAATACAGCCTGGCAACCGGTGGTGCGCCTTATCGACCCGTGTCGGCACCGTCCGCAGGCGGCGGATTTACCGACCGCAGCCAGAACAGTTACCAGTATGAAATCAACATGCATGAAGGGATGAGCAAAGACGATGCGCTGGCACTTATGGCGCAGCATCAGGCGCGTGAGCAGCGTAACCGACAGGCGCAGAATCGCAGCAAAATGAGCTGGGAGGATTAAGCGATGATGATGATCTACGGCATGATGCCGTTCATGCGACAGACGCTGCCTTATGGCGAGTTGCAGCAGAACATCGATTACCGCTGGCCGACTAACAACCGTATTGGTCAGCGACCGGCGGCGCAGTTCATTGGGCCGGGTGACGAAAAAATTACGCTGTCGGGAGAGCTTCGACCGGAGATTACTGGCGGCGCCATTTCTCTGATGACGATTCGACTGCTGGCCGATCAGGGAATGGCATGGCCGCTTATTGGTGGCAGCGGCATGATTTATGGCATGTACGTTATCGAGAGCATTTCGAATACCCACAGCGAATTTTTCCCTAACGGCACGGCCAGCAAAATCATGTTTACGCTAAGCCTCTTGCGTGTGGATGAATCTCTTACGTCAATGTTTGGCGATCTTAAAAAGCAGGCTGATGGGCTTATCAGCGGTGCGGAAAATCTGCCAGGGCAAATCACATCGGCCATCGGCAGCGTTAAGTCAGCGGCCGGCAATCTCATTTCGCAGGCGGGAGGGTTGATCGGATGACCGGTATCAGTGGCCTGCCGGTGCAGATGGGCGCGCGCTTAACACCTGATTTTATGCTGACGGTCAATTCAAAGGATGTCACAGCGAACATTCGTGATCGCCTGATATCGCTCACACTGACCGATAACCGCGGCTTTGAGGCCGACCAGCTCGACGTTGAGCTGGACGACGCAGACGGTCAACTGGCAATGCCGGTACGCGGAGCTGTGGTAACGCTGTTTCTTGGCTGGAAAGGACAGGCGCTTATCGGTAAAGGGAGTTTTACCGTTGATGAGGTCGAGCACCACGGCGCGCCGGACACCATAACAATTCGCGCCCGTAGTGCTGATTTTCGCGGCTCGCTGAATTCACGCCGCGAAGTGTCCTACCACGAAACAACCCTGGGCGATATTGTCACGCAGATTGCCGGTCGCAATAAACTTAAACCTATGCTTGCCGATGGCTTTGCCGGGATTGCGGTGGCGCATATTGACCAGACACAGGAGACCGATGCCAAATTCCTGACGCGTCTTGCCACGCTCTATGGTGCGGTTGCTGCAGTAAAAGCCGGTCGTCTGTTGTTTATCCGACCGGGTAATGGCGTCACCATTAGCGGCAAACCCATCCCACAGATGACCATCACGCGTAAAGATGGTGATCGGCACTCTTTCAGCATTGCTGACCGTGGCGCCTATAGCGGCGTATCAGCAAGCTGGCTTCACACCAAAGACCCAAAGCCTAAGAAAGTGAAGCTGCAGCGCAAAACAAAAGTGCGGCAGCTTCGCGCGTTGGAACATCCTGCAGCGAAGAAATCAAAAGCAAAGGCGGCTAAACCACCGGAGGCGAAAGAAGGGGATTATCTGGCAGGCAGCGAAGACAACGTGTTTACGCTGACGACAGTCTATTCCAGCAAAGCAACGGCGATGCGCGCCGCAAAAGCTAAGTGGGAAAAGCTACAGCGTGGCGTGGCTGAGTTCTCGCTTACGCTGGCAATGGGCCGGGCTGATCTTTATCCCGAAACACCGGTCAAAGTCAGCGGCTTTAAATCGGTGATCGATGCGCAGCCGTGGCTGATTAGTAAGGTGACGCATAGCCTGAGCAACAACGGCTACACCACACAACTCGATTTTGAGGTGTTACTAAATGACGTTGAGTATGACTCATTCACAAATGACTAGTTATTTGTTTGCAAATGCCTACTCTCGTAGTCAAAATAGTAATTGATATCTCTAATTATTCAGGTAGCGCCTATATGATGCATTGTCCGCTTTGCCAGAACGCAGCACACACCAAATCTAGCCGTTATATCTCGAAGGAAACGAAGGAACGTTATCATCAGTGCCAGAACATCAACTGCAGTTGCACATTCAAATCACATGAAACTGTGGCACAGATAATCGTTTCACCTGGTCAGATCAAATCTGTCCCGCCTCACCCGCAGCGTGGAAGTCAGCAAATTTCCTGGTGGTAAAACTAAGCCCGCATCGCGGGTTTTCTTTTGCCTGTCGAATGGGAAAGTATGGGGGGCAAAAAGTGTCGTGGACGCAATGTAGTCATTTTGTAGTCATTTCCAAATATGGTGCAGACTCCAGAAACGAAAAAACCGCCCTTGGGCGGTTACGACATTGCTTATAGTGCTTTGTTTTAATTAGTCTTTTGAATATGGTGCCCGGGGCGGGACTTGAACCCGCACAGCCATAAGCCGAGGGATTTTAAATCCCTTGTGTCTACCGATTTCACCACCCGGGCAGGGTGTAACTGGAGGCGCGTCCCGGAGTCGAACCGAGGTACACGGATTTGCAATCCGCTGCATAGCCACTCTGCCA